TTTGAGTAAACCAATAGTAGTTGATGGTACAAATTTGATTGCAGGGAGACTTGCCTCTAAAGATCAATAATAAAAAGAAAAGAAACAAGAAAATGACAGCAAGGGAGTTTCTTCAGTACTTTGGCACAGATGTTTGTAGAAAGATATATGACAACATCTGGGTTGATAGATGTATAGCAGATATAAAATTTGAAAATCCTCTATTATCTATTGTGGATGACTGCCGATTCCCGAACGAGGCCGACGCTATACAAAGAGCAGGCGGAAAAGTCATCAGACTTACTAGGTCTCCACACCAAGACAGCCACGCAAGCGAGTCGGCATTGTCCGAGTGGGATAATTTTGATGCCGTAATAGACAACGAAGGCATGACAATACATGAGTCGTGCAAAGAGTTAATACGAGTTCTAGGCGACTGGGGATGGCTAGGCAAAGAAACAACACTGCAACAGCCAAATGAGAAACTTGCTAAACACGTTCAAAGCGGAGAACCTGTTTCTGAACCAGAGCCACAGCTTGTTGGGGGTATTCATACCATCAAAGAGGTTACTGGAGAATGATTGTAACCTACATAAGAAGCTCATCATATAATAACTATGACTATTGTCAAATGCAATATTTCATAACTTATGTTTTAGGGCACAGATCGACATCTGGCAAGAAGGCACAGCTTGGTACTATAGTACATAAAGTTATGGAAGTTCTGTCTTCATGTAAAAAGAAACTACAAGAAAGCCCAGACAAAAAAAGTCTATATATAAAAGACGATGCGATTGGCAAAGTCAACTTTACTCCTAGAAGCCTGTTCACAAAAACGTTTGTCTCTAGGATACTAGACAAAAGCTATGAGCACTATACATCTACGTGTGTTCATAAATATACTGGTGCGGATGTAAAGTTTTGTAGAACACAGGTTGAAACAGCCTTAACTTACAATGATGGCCAGTTTGATCCAAGAAAAAGGGACATCGTAGACGCTGAGCCACAGTTCGACATAGCTATCGACGAGCCTTGGGCAAAGTTTAAGTACAAGATGCCTAACGGTGAAGAGGTAGAAGGGCAACTTGCGATCAAGGGAACTATTGACCTTGTTACTAAGGTTGCGGATGATACGATTGAGGTTGTTGACTGGAAAACCGGAAGAAGACTGAACTGGGCCACTGGGGAAGAAAAAACTTACGAGAAACTACTTGACGATCCGCAATTGTTACTGTATAATTATGCTATATCGCAACTTTACCCTGAATATACTCAGGCGATAATGACGATATTTTATATAAGAGACGGTGGACCTTTTAGCATGTGTTTTGACAAGTCTGATCAGGAGAAGTTTCTGGGTATGCTTGAAAAAAGATTTAAGCAGATACAGAGAAACGATTTTCCACAACCCTGTTCTAGAAACAGAACCAGCTTCAAATGCACTAAGCTCTGCCATTTCTACAAGAACAACTGGCCGGGAACTAATATTTCTATGTGTGAGCACGTAGAGGAACATCTTAAGGCATTTGGAGAGCAGGAAACTATAGATAACTGTACAAGAGAAGGACATAACATTGGATACTACGAAGCTCCGGGATAATTTTAATATGGGTTACATTATATGTTCACTATGTATAGCGTCTTCTACATGGTTAGCTTTAGAAGATAAAGACGCTTGGACTTGGTTCTTAGTGGCTGGATTGTTTTTAGGTCTTAGTGCCATAGGCAGCGACATAAAGCGAGCGGCAGGAACGCAGCAATGAAGATTTTTCAAATAGGATTCAACAAGTGTGGTACATCAAGCTTATACCATTTCTTCAAAGGTAATGGCATTGCATCTGTTCATTGGAGATGGTGGCATGAAAGTGCCCACAAGTATGTCGCACTTGAAATGAAAAGAAACTATGAAAATGACCGCCCTCTTCTTGAGGGTATGGAAAACTTTGATTTCTATTCAGATATGGAGTCTCATTTAGACGGATTTGATGACGACTCGGACGATTACTTTCCCTGTGTTCATGCGTATATAAATTACTTCACAGAACTTGACAAACAATATCCAAATTCCAAGTTCATATTAAATCGTAGAAATCTAATTAAATGGATTAAAAGTAGGCAAAGCCATGTGTTTGGTAGTGGAAGAACCTATCTCGGTTCATACATGCATCATATGAAAATGACCGAAGAAGAAGTATTGACTTTATGGGAAAATCAGTGGAATGCTCATATCAGTAATGTGCTAGAATACTTTAAGGACAGGCCGAATGATTTACTTGTCTTCAACATAGAAGAAGATGATGCTACTAAAATTAAAGACTTTTTCTCAGAAGATTTAGATTTAGATGTGTCACATTGGAAACAGCATAATCAAACAGGATCATTGATACCTATTACTATTACTGAGAAGGCAAAGAAGGATAAAAAAGGAAGAATTATACTGTGGAGCAGAGATGATTGAAGTAGAAATAACACAAGACATGAAACAGCGAGCTTGGAGAAAGGCTCGTGAAATGGGAGAGATAAACAACTCAATAACAAAGGGCGAGGGGAACATTGCGGGTTTTTTGGGTGAACAAGTTGCTAATGAAATAATAAAAGGTGACATAACCAACACTTACAGCTATGATATAGTAAAAGATGGAATTAGGTACGATGTCAAAACCAAGAGATGCACTAGCAAACCAAAAGATTATTACGAGTGTTCCATCGCCTCTTTACAAAAAAAGCAGGACTGTGATATATATGTATTTGTCAGACTAGAAAATATCAACGGTCGCTGGAAAAGGGCTTGGGTGCTTGGACAATACTATAAGCACAAATATTTTGAAGATGCTAAGTTTCTGAAGAAGGGGCAGATTGACGGCGATAATAACTTTAGAGTTAAAGCGGACTGTTACAATATCGCTATCAGTGACTTAAAGAAGATATGATTAAAAGAACTCACAAGAGCCATATACTTCAAGTGCTGAGAGACAACAGCACATGGCAAATATTAGATTTGGGATGTGGTCGGTTTGCTTGGGAAGAGGCACAAACTCTTTCTGATATAGTCGATCACACGGATCTATATCCAGAAAAACGTTTTGTTCAGTCGGACGCGGCTAATACCCCTTTTGATGATAAGCAGTTCGATTTTGTCATAGCTAGTCATATAGCCGAACACATGCATGATCTAGATAAATTTTTAACAGAGCTGTCTAGGATTGCAAAGCGTGGCTACATAGAGGTTCCTCTTCCCTTGTTCGATAACCTTACATATGGGAACAGAGAGGAGCACGTTTGGTGGATGAATTTTGATGACGTAAATATGAAACTAACAGCCGAACCCAAGGGGGTAGCAATACAGGCTAGAATTACGCCTGTCGAGCTAACAGTGCTTGAAGAATTTTTTAGACCCAGTATGGCATTAGAGCTATATTGGGAAGATAATATTGAGTGGAGTATTCGAGAAAGAAGTTTTCATCACATGATGGATTTATGGCCAGAGCCGCACTCGAATTACCACAGACCAGAAGGATAGGACCGCACAGCAAATGAATTCAAATTGGATACCACTAAATTGTAAAACACACTACAGTCTGCAAAAGGGTTTTTGCAAAAACAGCCTGCTTTCGGAAAGATGTAAAGAGTATGAGTATAGTGCTTGCGGCATAGCAGATCTTGGAACGCTAGCTGGAGCTGTAGACTTCCATCAGCAGTGTAGAAAAAATGATGTCAAACCAATCATTGGTTGTGATTTTGACGGATACATTTTATATGCAAAGAATAAAGATGGCTGGTTTGACCTTATTAAGTATGTTTCAAATCAGAACTTGGATGTCTTAAAGGAAGTTTCCAAAAGGGGTAATCTGATTTGTGTGTCGCCTGACTCAAACGGTCTAAGAAAATTGTTTAAAAGCAATCACTTTGAATATGGGGCTATGAATGATGATGCTGTTTACTATGTAGACAAAAGCGATGCGGATTGTCATAGGATCATGCTGTGCTCAGGTATGAAGACAACAATGAAGAAGGTAAACTCATTACTAAAAAACAATCAAGAGGTTGCTAATCAGCACTTTTTTGAGAATGACAGCTTCTATCTACATGAGCCAAACAACAAAACGAACGACATAGATATGCTTAACAAAATAGCGAGCATGTGCGAAGACTACGAGGTTGCTGGAAAGCCGATGCTTCCAGCGTTTGACTGTCCAGAAGGAGTAGACGAAGATCAATATCTCACACAACTTTGTAGAGACGGATGGAGAGACAGGCTACAGGCTCAAAATAAAGTTTCTAGCGAGCAGGATAAAGACATTTACGCCGAGAGAATCAAGCAGGAGCTAAAGGTTATTATCAAGGCTGAACTATCTGGTTATTTTTTGATAGTTCAGGATATAGTTAACTTTGTCAAGAAGCAGGGTTGGTTAGCTGGTCCGGGACGAGGCTCTGCTGCTGGATGCTTGGTGTCATACCTGCTTAGTATAACAGACGTTGACCCTATTGAGTATGATTTGATTTTTGAGAGGTTCTACAATGAGGGAAGAAACACAGAAAACTACGTTTCCCTACCAGATATTGATATGGATGTTCCTGCCGAACACAGGGACGAAGTTATTGACTATATAAAATATAAATACGGAGAAGAGAATGTAGCTCAGATGATCACATTTGGTCGCCTTCAGGGAAGAGCAGCCGTAAAAGAGGTACTAAGAATCAATGATGCTGTGTCATTTGCAGAAATGAATGCTATAACAGATAGTATCCCAGACGAAGCAAAGATATCTGACCAACTAGAATTAATGGAAGACAAGTCTATTATAAAATGGACACTAGAAAACGAGCCAGAGAATCTCAAAAACTGGTGCATGATGAATGAGGACGGCGAACTAGAAGGCCCGCTGTCGCACCTGTTTGAGCAGGCTATAAAAATAGAAGGAACCAATAAGTCGCAAGGCAAACACCCAGCGGGCGTGATTATATCGGAACATAAACTCGCTCACGTATGTCCAATGACTGAAGATAAGTCAGGAGATACTGTTGCCGCCTTTGATATGGGCGACCTAGAGGTTCAGGGACATGTCAAGTTTGACGTGTTGGGAATTGATTTACTATCTAAGATAATGGAGATTTCAAATGCTGATTAAGGCCACTAAACAAGAATACAGGTCAGTGGTTTATTCTGGCTGCTATATAGAGTCTAAAGGTGTTTCATTGTGTAACCTAGAAGATTTCTTAAAAAACAGAATAGGAGTACCTAGAGCTAAATACCAAGTAGTCTCGGACAGAGACAGATTTCATGGACTTTTTCACACTCTAGACGAGGCCATTGACAAATTCATTGAACTAAAAACAAAAAGATAATTTTGAAGATTTCGCTTTGTATAACGTGCTATGATGAGGACGTGCATCTTTTGGATGCGTGTTTAGACTCCATGTCTCAACAAACCGTCAAGCCAGATGAAGTCATAGTCGTCTCTAGCGGGTTCGATTGGAATAAGAAAATAGGAAGCTCTAAAAGGCTAGACTATGTTGTTCACAATTCACCATCTAGAAAGTTTGCGGGATGGGCAAGAAACAGCGGAGCAGACATAAGTACCGGAGACATCATAACGTTTTGTGATGTTGATGACAAGATGCATCCCCAAAGATGCGAATACATAAAAAATGTTTTCCGGAACCCACAGATATCAGCGTTGGTTGGCAGATATTATTTTGCCGAAGAGTTTAAAAGCTGGAAAGATCTTAACCTTGAGTTTGAAAATCTTCCAGTGGAAGTTAAAGAACATGATAAATGCCTCAAACCCCCGAATGGAGAGCGTGTTCATCATGGACATCTCACATGCAGGACAGATATGTTTTCCATTGGTAAAATGCGATACAAAGAGCACCAGAGAACAGGGCAGGATTCAGAATTTTGCGGAAGAATTTGCGACCATCCAGACTATAAAATATTTCACACTCCGCAAGAGCTAACACTCTACTATCCGTCTGCGGAACGACATATCTAAAAATACTACAAACAACAAAACCTTTAGGAGACACCCATGAACTATAGAGACATTATTGTATTTGACTTTGAGACCGGAGGCAGAAATCCTCACAAGTGTCAACCAACACAAATTGCTGCGGTGGCGATTCATGCTCGGAAGCTTACCTTACAACCGGGAGGAACTTTCAATAGTGAGATCAGGCCGATCATTGACGACGAAAAGGCTGTCGCTGCTGGATTCGACCCGCTTGAAGACGAGGCACTAGAAATTACTAGGAAAACCAGAGGGGCTTTAGCCAAAGCACCCCTACCAAAAACAGTATGGAAGAAGTTTGCCCAGTTCTGTGACAAGTACAACTTTAAGAAGACAAGCTTCTCCGCACCTATTGCTGCTGGATACAACATCAACGGTTATGACATGCCCATTGTTGAGCGTATGTGTCAAATGTATGGCCCAGTCGATGAGAAAAAAGGACGCCAGAAAATTTTCAATCCGATCTTCACTATGGATCTAATGCAGCATATCTACTGCTGGTTTGAAAACAACTCAGATGTTAAGGGGTATAGCATGGACTATATGAGAGACTATTTTGGTATGCCTAAAGACAATGCTCACGATGCACTACAGGACGTAAAAGATACGGCGAACATCTTAATCAAGTTCCTAAAGATGCAGAGAAACCTATCTAAAAAAATTAAGTTTGAAAAAACGTTCGCTAATGGTGATATGTATGTCGTTTAATATTAACAACTTTGAAGACGAGAAAGTTTGGGACTTAATCTGTGACGGAAACACAAAGGGTGTTTTTCAGTTAGAGTCTAGTCTAGGTAAACATTGGGCTAAAGAAGTCAGGCCTAGAAACGTAAAGGAGCTAGCGGCTTTAATTAGCCTAATTCGCCCCGGTTGTCTAAAGGCAAAAGACGCTGACGGAAAGAGTATGACGCAGGTATACGCTGATAGAAAGGCTGGTAAGCCTAATAGTCCTGTGGAGTATCTACATGAGTCTTTGGAACCTATTTTGAAAGAGACATATGGCGTTCTTGTTTATCAGGAACAATCTATGAAGATAGCTCAGGTTCTGGCTGGATTCGATCTTAAAGAGGCGGACGCCTTGCGTAAAGCCATTGGTAAAAAGAAAGCGGATCTCATGGAGGCGGTTAAGGAGACCTTTCTAAAGGGAACGGAAAAGATGGGTATTGTAACACAAGAGGTGGCCGAGGAGCTTTTCTCTTGGATTGAAAAGTCCAATAGATATGCGTTCAATAAATCTCATGCTGTTTCATATGCCATCAACGCCTACTGGTCCGCCTATTGTAAAACCTATAGACTCAAAAAGTTTTATGAGAAATACCTAAATCGTGCAGATAGAAAGCCAAAGCCAGACATCGAGAAGAAGCAACTTATAATGGATGCCAGAAGATCGGATATAGATATTCTTCCTCCAAGGTTACAGCATCTACACACCAACTTTACAAGAAGCAACGATAAGGATGTTATCTACTTTGGTATGAGACACATCAAGAACGTTGGCATTAAAGAGTGTGAAAAAATCGAGAACATGCTGTCTGAGACAGACGTGTCAAATTATAGCTGGATGGATTCGCTGGTAAATATAATTTACAAATTAAATCTTAATAAGCGTTCTGTCATATCTCTCATATCTGTTGGGGCATTTAATGGGAAGTCCAACACCGAGAGCAGACAGAAGATGCTGTATGAGTTCGATAGTTGGAAGCAGCTTTCAGCTAGAGAGCAACAGGCGATAGCGGATAATCATAACAGTCAAGATCCCGCACTGTACGCAGAAGGACTTGCGGATGCAATATCACATATGTTAAAAACAATAAAGGTGAACTCCAGAAGAACCCCGACCGTGCTAGATATCAAAAACTCTTTGGAAAATCCGTTTTACGATTTAAACGATACAGCCGCTACAATAGCCACCGACGAAGAAAAATATATGAGTTGTTCATTAACTTGCGATAAAATTGATGGAATACAACTAAATGTTGCTACTAATATGTGCAAAGACATAGCAAATGGCACGATAACAGGTAAAGCGAATCTCGCTGCACAGATTGTATCTGTTAGAACTTATAAAACTAAACGTGGTAAAAACCCCGGCCAATTGATGGCCTTTTTGTGTGCTGAGGATGGAAGCGGCTCAGTTGATTCGATTACTGTTTTCCCAGAGTGTTATGAAAAACACAGGGATTTATTGATAGAAGGCAATACGGTACTAATGATTGGCGAAACATCTAAGAAAGATAAAACATCGTTAATAGTCAATCAGGTATCACAAATTTGAAAGGAATAAAGTGAATAAATGTCATTTTTTAGGGAAGCTTGATGGAGAACCGGATGTATACATCGAAAAGGGCGTGTCAGTAATAAGATTTACATTGGAAGTAGAAGAGTATAGGAAGGGGCGAGACGGAGAAAAAATAAGATCCTTCACCTATTTAGAGTTTGAAGCTTGGGATACCGCAGCTAAAGCTATAAAAAAATACGCATATCCCGACTGTATGATTGCTGTAGAGGCAATTGCAAGAAATGACGACTCGTCAGAAAACGATATGGACATAGTTTTTAGAGTAACAAGTTTTAAAATTTTGCACGGTTGATTGGTAATTAAATGAGAAAGAAGAAAGTTCTTTTTGTTTCCGAGGCATCTTGGAAAAAAACGGGATACTCTACGTACACAAGAGAAATTCTTACTAGACTAAGCCAAGTAGATTCTCTTGAGGTGGCAGAACTGGCCTGCTATGCTTCTTCTGCTGACCCAGAAGTTTACAATAGGCCTTGGAAAGTTTATCCCAACAAGCCGCTAAAAGACTCTCCAGAGTTTGCTTCGTATTACGGAAGACCTACGGCTGTATTTGGTGAACAGACGTTTAACTCTGTGGTGCTAGACTTTATGCCGGATGTCGTGATGGATATCCGTGACTGGTGGATGTTTGAATATCAGCAGAGGTCGCCATTTAGAGATATGTTTCACTGGGCGATCATGCCTACCGTAGATGCTGCACCCCAGAATCCACAATGGATAAACACCTTCCGGTCGGCGGATTCGGTTTTTGCATACTCGGAGTTTGGTAGAGATACAATGCTTGAGCAATGTAATGATATCAACTTCATCAACATTGCGTCTCCGGCGGCTAGTCAGGACTTTTTTCCAGCAGAAGACAAGGCTGCACACAAAGACAAAATGGGAATCGACCCTACCTGCAATATCGTGGGTACGGTAATGAGAAACCAAAGAAGAAAACTCTATCCCGATTTATTCAAGGCCTTTAGAAAATATCTCGATCAGACCAAAGATCCAGACACATTCCTATACTGCCATAAATACTATCCAGATATCGGATGGGAAACCCCCAAGCTTCTTGATGAATTTGGATTAAACAACAGAGTATTGTTTACTTACAAATGTACCAAATGCGGACACTTGCATATGGACTTTTTTCAAGACTGTGTTGGCTACTGTAGTAATTGTGGGACACTTAATCGGACTCTGGCTGGACTAGAAAATCCAGTAAACGATCAAGAGCTTAATAGTATATACAACGTATTTGACTTGTATGTTCAGTATGCAAACAGCGAGGGATTTGGGATGCCTCAGCTTGAAGCGGCTTATGCTGGAGTTCCTGTGGTGTCTACATACTACTCCGCTATGGAATCCGTAGTGGACAATATAGATGGATATAAAGTTCCACCCCTTTCTTATTCTATGGAATGTGAAACAGGGTGCTACAGAGCAATCCCAGATAATGATCACTTCGTGGAACTACTGAAAACATTGATAAAAAACAAAGACGCCTTAAGGCCGAAAGGTCTACAGATAGCAAAAACAGCAAGGCAGAAGTATAGCTGGGATAAGACGGCAGATGTTTGGCTGAAGCATATAGAGTCGATTGAGCTTAGAGACCCAAAAGACACTTGGCTGTCTGCTCCAGATATTCGTACACCAGCAACTGGTATACCTTCTGACATTATAGACATGACAGACAAGGTGAACTTTATATTCAACAACATACTATATAAACCGGAATGGATAGGTGGATATCTGTGGTCTAAAATACTTAGAGACTGTACCTACAAATATAGAGTTCGTAATCTAGATGACAACTTTTACTTCAACGAGTCACATCTAGGCTCGATGGATAAGTATGAAAGTTTCTCTTTTGAGGCAGCGTGTAATGAGATGATAAACTTCAGGAATCAGATCAATGAATGGGAGCAGCTAAGGGGACAAATGATTGGAGCAATGGTATGAGTGAACTTGATTTTAGTTACGCTGAAGCATTGTTGCAGCATAAGGAAGGCGAGTTTGAATTTGTGGGGGATGTCAAGGTAAGGGACTCATTATTTCAGGATCTATTATCCACCTTTAGTGGCCCTATAAAAGTATTTCAAGTGGGTGCTATAGAGTCTCTCGACGGAAGGTTTAGAGTGGGCTCTGGTTGGAGTGACACCTTTTTTGGTGATTATATACTGAAGAATGGAGGCTCCCTAACGATTGCCGACATAAATCTAGATCATTTAGCACACTCATTTTTAGTTGCAAGGAGCAGAGGATATGACCTGCAATTAAAGCTTGGGGACGCTATCAACCATATAAAATCGGGGTACGATATCTATTATCTAGACGGAGCGGATGAGCCACTAGGACACCAACAAACCCTAGAACAGTTTCAAAGAATAGAAACAACCAAATCGCTGGTGATCGTTGATGATGTTGAAACCAAGGCACGACTTTTACAGCAGTATCTCAAGGCAAACGAAATAAACTTTACTTTCCATGATATCGGAAACGGCGGAATGATTACAGTAGATATGAGGGAACATTAATGCAAAAAGAAAAGAGGGTCATTTGGGCCGACACCTACGACAAAGATGACATAAAATATAGCTTTGATTTTTCTCAGTTTAGTCAGGACTGGGTTATAAATAGAATACTTGATATTGATGAAGGATTCTTTTTGGACATAGGTGCTGGTGTCAGCGACTTAAATGCCGAAGAAGTTATCATTAGCTGCATGAGCAACACCTATGGTCTAGAAAGGTTTAGAGACTGGAACGGAATAGCAATAGATTATGACGATGTATACATAAGGGAAGCAAACAAATTTCGTTCATGTACGCTCGTCTGCGAGGATCTCATGAAAACAAATATAAACGAGATACTAAAACAGCACGACGCCCCACAAAAAATGGACTATCTTTCTTTTGACGTTGACGCAGCACAAGAGAAGGTATTGGAAGACTTGGATTTATCTACATATAGCTTTCGAGCAATAACTTTTGAGCACAACCTGCACCTAAGTTTTCAGGATGACAACTGGAAGAAAGTGCACAGAGACTCTAGAGACAAATTTATTTCTTCAGGGTATAAAATACTTTTTGGCAACGTTGGTCTTCATCCGAATCAGCCAGTAGAAGACTGGTATGTTGATCAAGAAACATTTGACAAATATGAGAAGATTTCTTCTGAAAACCTAACCAGAGACCAGATTATAGGGAAAATACTTAGGGCATGAAAGTACTATATATAGGAAACTACCGAGACGGTACGGGATGGGCGAACGCCTGTGCCGGTAACATATTAGCACTAGATGCTGCGGGAGTAGAGGTTGTTCCGAGGGCTATAAGCTTTAATTCTCAGGACACAGAGTATCCACAAAGAATCAAAGAGCTGGAGGCAAAATATAGCTCTAGAAGCAGTAACAATGACTGCGATACTGTTATACAGCACACCTTGCCGCATTTGTACTGCTACAATTCAGCGTACAAGAACATAGGATTTTTTGATAGCGAGTCTCACGACTTTTCTATGACTGCATGGCACTATTATGCTAACATGATGGATGAGATATGGGTTCCTAGTCAACAGAATCTAGAAGCCGCACGAAGAAGCGGTGTCAAGGTTCCTATAAAGATCGTGCCGCACTCTATAGACATCGACAGTTATTCAAATGGATTCTTCACTAAAAGCAGAGGAAGAAAAATTCAACAGATGGAGGACTCGTTTACTTTTGGGTTTGTTGGCGAGTTTATAGAAAGAAAGAATCTAAAAGCTTTAGTTCAGGCTTTTCACATAGAGTTTGACCCAAGAGAGCCTGTTAATCTTTTTATAAAAACATCTAGGGCAGACTTGGATACAGTACAGGGATATTGCACAGCCGTAAAGGACGGCCTTAAGATAAGAAGTAAATACAAGGAAGAAATTGTACTAGCTGGAATCCTGCCAAAAGATGATTACATCTCAGTCATGGGTCAGATAAACTCTTTTGTTATGCCTAGCAGGGGAGAGGCGTTCTGCATTCCAGCGTTAGAGGCTATGGCACTAGGTATTCCGGCCATATATACAGATGGTATCGGAATGGACTTCTGTGTTGGAACGCCTGTAAAGTCTAGACTTACGCCATGTTTTGGTGCCGTTGATACGCTTCCAGACATAGATACTGCCGAGACATTATGGTCAGAAATAGATATTTTAGAGTTGTCAAAAGCTATGCGTGATGCATATAATAAGTATCATACTAATGACGAAAAAGAACGAAGGCAGGAGTGCCTGTCTACGGCCAAAAATTTTGATCACCAATCAGTGGGAAAAATAATGAAGGAGTTATTGAGTGACAGCTAATGCCAACAGAAGATCTATAAGGTCTTTAATGCGAAAAGTTCGGCGTGGAGACAAGCTGAACATTCTTACATTTGCGACCCACGAGAGATATGAAGAAAACCTATGCAAAACGGGTCATGAGTTTTATTCTCTCCGATACGGAAAAGAATGGGACACATCGTATGCTGAAGTTCCGCAGAACTATCACATCATTGACACGCTTCCTGATTATGTTGATTTTGATCTGGTCTTGAGTCATACAAGCTGCAATAGGATTGAGGTTGTACACGATCTACTCTCTGGAACATATGGATCTCAAACAAACAGAATTTCGATACCAATTCTTAGGCATTGCCATGTTTTACCCGATATCCGTTTTGACACAAAGCAAGAAATAAACGCTTTTCAATCTATACCGGTAGATCAAAACTCCTTCATATCAGACTTTAATAAGAAGGCGTGGGGATGCGATAAGGGGATCGTAATAGAGCACGGAATAGACACAGAATTTTGGAACTACGACAAGGAAGCTGAAAGAAAAAACACCTGTCTATCTGTAGTCAACGAATGGCCAAGCAGAGACTGGTGCTGCGGTTTTAATCTTTGGAGAGAGACCAGTGGGAGACTTCCTGTTACAGTCGTTGGGAAATGTACCGGCAGAAACGAGGGCTTCTCTGAGCCTGCCAGAGACGCAAGTCATCTTAGACAAATATATCAAAACTCAAGAATTTTTTATAACACATCAATACACTCGCCCGTTCCCACTGTGTTGCTGGAAGCTATGGCCTGTGGGTGTGCGGTTGTTTCCACAGAAACATGCATGATTCCAGAGATTATAGAGCACGGCAAAAATGGATTCATATCAAACAACAAGAACGAACTTAGATCGTTTCTAGAGCTATTACTAAAAGACGAGGATCTAGCCAAGAAACTAGGAGCCGAAGCAAGAAAAACTATATGCGAGAGATACGGTTTAGATCCGTTTATAGAGAAGTGGAACGATCTATTATACAATACAGTGGAAAATTATACAGACACAATGGAGGTCTCTAATGAAAGCCTATCTTAGTCAGAGCCAGACCGGAGATGATTCGTTTAAGCATTTTAGTAACATAGCATCATTCTCTAGAGGAGTCCTTGATAGTGAGGCACAGGAAATTGTATGCGATAGATTTTTGTCGTCGTTTTCATATTCTGAAACCGAGAAGCTTCTAGAGATTATATTTAAGAAGATGAGGACAGGCTGTCAGTTAACCATAATTGAGCCAGACTTCTATTTGATATCAAAACATCTTTTCAAAGACAGCGTGCATATAGATATTATTAACGGAATTGTTTTTAAGGACAATGTTATAAAATGTATGCTGACAATGGATAAAATAGCGGGAATGATAAACCCCGCTTTAGACGTGATCGAAAAACATTTTGACGAACAGTCATGTGTCTCCATAATAAAAATAAGGAGAAACAAATGAGTCAGACGCTGAAAACAAATTGCAAGGGCTGTGTTTTTGCTCAAACAAATAAAGAGAAAACCCAGATGGGATGCAGTCTCGGGAGGCACGAAAAGCTTGGTGTTGACAAGCTTGAAGAAAAAAACTTTATCACCAGTCGTTTCTGTAATACATATCGTCCTGAAGAGTGGTTTAACGATTTGGATTTAGAAGAATCCATGAATCCAGAATTGACGGTATTGGATGAGGTCTATCCCCGTCTCTGCCTATTTATAAGACTAAAAACAGAAATAGACAAGGGAAGAAACGAGTCGATACAGTCTTTAGAAGTGACCCTAGATAGTCTATTAGAGATTGACGATCCGAATATAGCCTCGGTAGCCGTGATCACAGACAAGGTAGAGTATAACGAACAAATATGGGACGCCCTACACAAAAGACTCGGAGAGTCAGATACAAAATATCACGTTGTACAGATGAGTTTTACTCCTGAAGATATGGAGCTATTGATGGACGCTTCATTCCAACATGCACAAAATGGCTGGATACGCTCAGTTGAAAGCGGCGACACTATTCCTAAAAATATACTTAGTGTGATTCATAAGGCCGTTAACGAAGATATGTTGCAACTGCTGATGATAGATGCAGATAACTTCTTTTCTGGTCTGACATTTCCTTCGTTTCTGTTTAAGTTTTTAAACGGCAATAAACCAAAAGTTTTTGAAGATACCAGCTCGATCACTGGCACGTTTGTAGACAAATTGAAATCAGCAGAGAAAAAATCGGGAACAAAAACAATATATAGCTGGGAGGAACTAAATGCTTCCTAAAGTAGCAATAATATGTGCGAACTACAACTATGGTGAATATGTTATAGATGCCGTGAAAAGCATTGACAACCAGACATACGCTGGGCCTATTAGAATATTTTTGGTCGATGACGGATCTTCTGATAACTCTTGGAAAAAGCTAAAGGAATACAAAGAGTCAAAAGAAGACAAAGATAAGTATTGCTTTATGAGAATCAAAAACTCCGGAGCATCGGTGGCCAGAAACGTGGCGATTAATGAGGCTTGGGAATGGGCAGACATATTTGGAGTACTGGACGCTGACGATGCCTATCTTCCCGAAAAAGTAGAAAAGCTTGTCGAAAAGCTTGTCGAATACGAAGAAGTAGGAGTGGCATACGCGGACTACAAAAATGTGTTTCCAGAATATTCAAAGACGGAATTCAAACCTTCTTACAATAAAGTGAAGCTACTTAATAAGTGCATTGTTCATAGCAACTCGTTAATTAAAAAGAAATATTTAGAAAAGATCCGGCTTCCTAACGGAGAGTTTTTTGACAGCAGGCTTCATGGCCCAGCCAGTCAGGGCTTTATAGGTTGTACGGAAGATTACGATCTCTGGATAAGACTTGCTAATCACTGCATTATGACACACGTACCAGAGTGTCTAGGTATTGCAAATCAACACGGAAACAACCAGTCAATGAAAATGACTCCAGAGATATTTAGAGAGCAGGCAAGGATTTTAGGTTCTAGATAATGACTAGATTTACAACAAAAATAACAAACGACCCAAAAAGAAAAACAAGAACTGATAGGAAGGTTTCTGTTGCTATTCTTTCTGCCGGAATAGGTAGTAGAATAAAGTCATACGAGCCACGTAGCTTATTGAAGATAGGAAGTAAATTACTAATAGAGCACCAGATAAATACTATCAACCAGTGTTTTGAGTCGCCAGAAATAATAAATGTCGTCGGTTGCCATGCAAATAAGATCGTAAAAAAGACAAGAGGAAAAACAAGAATAGTAGAAAACCAACTATATAAGGACAGTAATTCTTCTGAAAGTTTGAGGCTAGCGTTTAACAATACAATAAATGAAAACATCTTGTTTATGCATGGGGATCTTTATTTCAACGAATCGACATTAAAGGTTAACTATGATAAGTCTTTTGTTATCGTAGACAACAACGAACAAATAAAAGACACCGAGGTTGGGCTTACAACGTGTGACGGCAAACTTTCTATTATGTCTTATGGCCTACCTACAAAATGGGCACAAATAGCCTATGTTACCGGCAGAGAGTATAAAATACTAAAAGGGATCTTTCACAAGTATGAAAACCAAGATAAGAAAAAATTATCGTTTGAAATTATAAACATGATACTGGCTTCTGGTGGGAACTTCCAATGTTATGAGCCCGATAAAATGTCTATTGTGGAAATAGATAGAATAAAGGATATTAAATGAGAGTACTTATTTCTAATGATGGAACGCACGCACACTACTATCAGAGAATGGCGTGGGCTAACGCTTTTCATGCGTGTGGCATCCAGACTGCGTTTTGGGACTGCAAGAACGTTCCGGCCTTCGATGTGTTTGACAGCTTTGAGCCAGACATGTTCTTGGGGCAGTCTTATAACCTTACAGAAGATGTTATAAAGTGCATCTATGAAAGGCCACACTTAAAGGTTGGCCTACGTGCTGGTGACTGGGGCGATCACGAACTGTTTGTTGACAAGAATAGATTCAATATACTATACTGCTCACCAAAAGAAATCAAGGCACTAGAGAAGCTGAAGCAGGAGACGGGAAAGCCGGATTTTGTTCACATCCACTATAACGAAAACGCCATAAAAGAAACACACAACAAGTTTGAGGAAATTGGCATAAAGCCGGTATCTCTTATGATGTGTGCGGATATGATGACATACGAAGATTCAAAATATGATGAGGAGCTTTCCTGTGACATTGGTTTTGTAGGAGGTTTCTGGCCATACAAAGGTCAAATAATAAGTAGGTATCTATTCCCACTACTGGATCCGATTGGAAAATATAGAGTAAAGATATTTGGTAATCAGCCTTGGCAAGTAAATCAATACTGCGGGGTAATAGCTGACTCTAGAGTCAAGGATTTATTCGCCTCATCAAAAATATGTCCCAATCTAAGTGAGCCACACGCTCAAGAATTTGGATTCGATATAAATGAGAGGATTTTCAAAGTACTTTGTGCTGGAGGCTTTTGTATCAGCGACAATGTAGAAGGATATAAAATGTTTGGCGATGGAATTGTTATTGCCGACTCGCCTAAAGACTTTCAGGACAAGGTCGATTACTACCTTAAAAACGAGGACGAACGCATAGCCATCGCTAAGAAGGGGCAAGAGTTTGTCATAGAGAATCATACAGGCTTTCATAGGGTCGCACAAATACTAAACGAGTTTGGTCACAGCGAAACTTCTATGGATTTATTGAAACAATACAAGGAGGCTGTACATGCCTAAGACTAAAGTAATGGTAACTGGTGCCAACGGCTTCTTGGGCAGAGCCGTTTGTAGCTCTATAAAAAAGAATAATGAGTACACGCTAATACCACTAAGCGGAAGAGCACAATACGATCTTACTAATCAGAAGTATGTTGATTACGCACTGCAACAACACAAGCCCGATATGATTGTACACTTGGCTGCGGCCTGTGGTGGGATCGGTATAAATAGAGAAAAACCCGGTCAATTCATGTACGACAATCTTGCGATGGGAATGAACCTAATAGAGTCCTGTAGAAAATATGACAGGCTTAAGAAGTTCGTAATGGTAGGGACTGTTTGTGCCTATCCTAAATTTACCCCTGTTCCATTCAAAGAAGAGGATATATGGAATGGATATCCAGAGGAAACAAATGCACCATATGGAATAGCGAAGAAGACGCTTATGGAGCTTTTGATATCCTACAATAAACAATACGGATTTAATTCTACCAATCTTATTCCGGTTAACATGTATGGCCCTTATGACAACTTTGATCCCTCTAGTAGTCATGTGATTCCGGCATTAATACTCAAAATAGATAAAGCCATAAAGAATGGTCACGAGTCAGTAGAGCTGTGGGGAACAGGAAAAGCCAGTAGAGAGTTTTTGTACGTAGAAGATTGTGCTACTGCAATTACTAGATCCCTAGAAATACAAACTACACCACACCCCATAAACATTGGGACAGGGCAAGAAATAACAATTAAAGATCTGGCAATTACTCTCAAGGGCATTATGGGATACGAAGGCCAGATAATTTTTAACCCAGAGCATCCCGATGGACAACCAAGACGATGTTTAGATACAAGTGCGGCATATAGGGTAATGGGTTTTGAGTCACAGATAGATTTATATTCCGGATTAAAAGAGACTGTTAGCTGGTACTACAGACACAGAGAGGAGATGGGTTATTGTGATTACTTCGATCATATTCAGTAAAGATAGACCGCTACAGCTAGATCTTTGCCTTAGTAGCGTTCAGCAGAACTTCCCAGATTCTCGTAGGGTTATAGTTTTGTACCAAGCTTCACACAAGTTCCTTGGAGCCTATGAGAAGCTAAAAACCATGCACCCAAATGTCGAGTGGTGGCCAGAATCAGACTGTCTGTTCATTGATATATTAAATGCAATAGTGTCGTCAGAAGATGACTATATATGTTTTCTGACCGATGACGACGTTATATATGCACTCGCCCCAGTTATAGACGAAAATCTTTTTGGAAACCCTGAAGTATGCTGTGTGTCATTAAGGATGGGGCTAAACATTACACGAAGAAGACACAATGGGCAAGAAGGACCAGACGAGCCAAACGTTGTTTTAGAGGCTAGCAACGGCTGTATATGCTGGCCTAAAAGTTTTCATAACTATGGATCATATTGGTCTTATTCCCTATCTTTAGACGGACATGTCTTTCGTAAAGAAGATATTCTAAATATGGTGGACGAGCTATGTTTCTTAAATGACAAGTACAAATGGGAACAGAACCCAAATGCATTTGAACAGGCACTCCAGCGGTTTTGGGCAGTGACGCCAAACTACATGTGTGCTCCTCGTCAAAGCGTACTTTTTAATAGCCCCAACAACCGAGTAAGCAACGCAAAAGGTTATGAGATGAACATGGCCGCAGAAAGCTTCAGTTTTAATGAGGATGAGTTCTTGGATGATTTTATGAATGGCTCAAGAATCGAACTAGAAAAACTGAATATACGAGATATAAATTGTCCTCATACTGAAATAGATTTGATAAAAGGACTTCCATGATATTTGACCTAAACAAGATACACGAAACATTTCCTATCAAGGGCGTTATGCATATAGGTGCGTTTGCCGGAGAGGAGCTTAGGCAATATAGATCAATAGGCCTTTCTAATACTATTATGTTTGAGCCACAAGAACATCTATATAACGACATTAAAAGTAGATGTATTATTGATGAGCAGATACATAATGTGGCACTAGGTTCTGAAAGAGGATCGAAAGAGATGTACATATCCTTCAAAGAGGGTGGTGTATCTCATGGTTCGGGTGCTTCAAGCTCTTTGCTGAAACCTAAAGTACACCTTGAAGAACATCCAGAAGTAACCTTTCCGGAAACAAAAACCGTGGAGGTTCATACGCTCGACGATTACTATGATCCGCAATACAATTTTTTGAATATTGATGTTCAAGGATATGAGCTGGAAGTTTTAAAGGGTGGCACAAAAACACTAGAAAACATTGACGCCATGATAGTCGAAGTAAACAGAGACGAGGTGTATGAAAATTGTCCCATGATAGAAGACATAGATAACTTTTTAAAAGATTTTGGATTTGTCCGAGTGGCAGAAGTCTGGCAATCTAAAAGCTGGGGAGACGCTTTATATGCAAGGAATTAGTATAGTAACGGGGACACTTAATAGAAAAGAGTACCTTCCGTCTTTAATAGAAAACACAGTCAACAGCGGTAGCGATGTCGAGATTGAGCTTATATTGGTTGATGGTGGAAGTACGGACGGTACAATACAGTTCATAGAAGAATTGAACCATCCTAAAATTAAACTAATCAATCATGGACAGAGAAGTCCTTATCCCCATTACATGAATCTAGGAGTAAAGGCGGCATCGCATGATCTAATATGTCAGTGGAATGATGACGTTTTATTAGCGGCATCTTGGGATGATGTGTTGGCGGAAATAGACGATGAGCATTCGGCCTATCTTTTTAACTGGAAAGAAGGCAATGTCGAAGATATGTCTAACGAGGGCTGGCTTAGCTGTCGGCACATTAGAGACAATGGGTGGATAATAATTAATAATGCTGAGTTTGATTACCCTCAGTCCAAAGGCGAGCAGAGGGGTGAGATAGTTATGAACTACGGAATATATAAACGTTCCGTTTTTATGGAATACGGTCTTTATAGTCCCGCCTATCAGTACTACTGTGCGGATGGAGAAATGGCAATGAGATCATACTATCAGGGTGTCAAGTTCAAGACTCTACTCAACATAAAGGTTTGCGTCTTGCCCGCAGAAAAAAGGGCAATAATGATACAATCTGATATAAACCAATATTATGCGGACTGCACATTTCTCAGAGACAACGTTCAGAATGGAGCGAATCTGTCTTTTTCTTTTCCGGGAGAATATCTAGATGGCTAGAAAAGTTATATCGTTTAGTTTATTTGGTGGTGGGGCGAAATACTGTCAAGGTATGCTCACTAACATGGAGCTGAAGCAACAGTTCTTCCCCGATTGGGAGATAATGATATACCACGACGACAGTGTTCCAGATGTAATTCTAGGTGCCTTGGAGAGAAAAGGAGCCACACTAAAAAACGTTACAGGGTTTGGAGTGCTTCCAGCTAGCTGGAGATTCTTGGCTTATGATGAGCCGGATGTAGAGCGTTTTATTTGTCGTGACGCAGACTCAAGACTTAGCCAAAGGGAGGCCGTTGCAGTCAAGGAGTGGGAGGACAGTGATAAACAGATACACATAATGCGTGACCATCCACATCATGGAAGTCCTATGCACGGAAAGCCTATTCTTGGCGGTATGTGGGGAATGAAGGTATACAGACCAAATGGTTCCCCAGCACTGGCAGACTATACGATGTATTCGATAATATTGGATCACCAAGGAGATGAGGTTTTTTCAAAAGACAGAAATAAATGGTTCTGGACTGACATGTGGTTCTTAAGGGATGCAATATACGCCTCATACGGTAACGAATACGACTCTAAGGTACATGCGGCACGAGATTATATGCATAAGGTAAAATGGTGCAATGAGCCTTGGGCAGAAGACTTCCCCACTAAAAGAAACGAACAAAGAAACTTTGTTGGTGAAGTGTTTATTTTTGATGAAAACGGTAAGGAGAAAAGAGAGTGGCAATACAAGGAGATATAATAAAACACAATGGAGTAGAGCTATATCGACACACCTCTTCACTGGCTGAGTTAAGGGGTAAGTTATTTGTGAATAAAGAACAGAGGATGTGTGTAAGAACATCCACAGAGGAAAACTCACAAGTCCTAGACTCCACAATCTACGAGCTTCGACAGAATGTTTTCTGGCCAGAGATAAAGAAGATAGAGACTGGGTTATACGAGATTGAATATATAGACCACGTTGTCTATTGGACGGAGATGACAAACAAGCAAATTAAGCAGTGTATGTTATTTTTATGTGATGTGCTAGAGTATCTTAACTCGTTTGGATGGACCCTACAGACACACCTTTGGAACGTGGTGCTCAGAAATGGAAAACCGTTTTTGCTGGATATCGGTGATTTCAATATATACGATCCCGTTCTTCAAAGAGACAGCCTTGTATCTATGCTGAGACAGGAGGCTAGCCCACACGCCCCTATACCCATGAGCGATTGGCTTGTTGATGGTGAAAGTGTTTTGTCGGAAATACTGTCTATTGATCTAAGGCTGGATGGCACCAAATATATTAAAAAAGCCAAAAACATATTGGCGTCTTCGCAGACCGTTCAACAAAAAAACTATTGGGACAACTACAATAAGACTCATTATACCTGCCGCAAGGAAATACTAGAGTCGGTCGATAACGCCAAAGATGGCCCAGTTTGTGACTATGTGAAAAAACATGCCCCCAAAACCCTTACTGACGTTGGATGCAATTCTGGAAAGCATTCGTTCTATGCCGCTATACAAGGGGTCAACTGTATTGGCTTTGACTACGCCGCAAAAACAATAGACGATGCGAACTCCGTTGCTGCTAGTCTAGATTTATCATGTTCGTTCTCCTATGTTGACATCTTCAAGAGTAGGAACAGTAGTGAAAATAGAGAGTCGATACAAGAAAGATATCGTAGCGAAATGGTGATTGCTCCGGCTATACTACATCACATATTTGATCAATCCGGAAAAGATATCAAAAAGTGCGTGGAACTTATATGCGGTTTTAGTACAAAGTATGCCGCTATAGAATTTATACCCCATACTGACGAGTCTAGAAACAGGAGCGTAGCAGACTGGTTTACTTTAGATCAAGTTGTGTCTTCATTAGAAGATCTAGGATTTCATATACAAGAGATAGCTGATTCTTATCCGTCTGGTAGACAATGGATATTCGCAAAAAAAAGTAAATAAAAAATGTTGCCAGTCACAAATGTGATGATAATATGGTAGTGTTTAGCTAAGACATTGAGAATGGAGACATCATGAAATTTGTACCAAAGCGATGGGGCTATGAACTATGGATAGAGAACAATAGAGATTACTGTGGAAAGCATCTGCATGTTGTTCCTGACCACTGGTGTTCATTTCACTATCACAAAAACAAGAAAGAAACATTTTACGTAATAGGCGGCGAATTGCTGCTTATCCACGCGAAGTATAGTGAAGACTTGGCTAAGGCTGTAAAGGAATCTAATAATCCAAGGTGGGATTGGCAGAACTCTTTTCCAGAAAAAAGCGATCTCTACTACAAGTTTAAGACAATAACCTTAAGTAAGGGCGACTGTTTGACCATAGAGCCCTATGTGCTACACAGCTTCACGACCGCAACTTCAGAGCCATGCGACTTTGTTGAAATATCCACTTTTCATGAGGATTCAGACTCACACAGGGTTTATGAGGGATAATGAATAAGGCACTAGTGTACACGCATCAGGGTCTTGGCGATCAAATTGAGTGCGTTGGTATGATACGTCACATAGCAGATATATTTGACGAGGTTCACATACTATCAAAGTCTCAGCACGCAGACACTGTCAGATACATATATAGGGACGATTCTACCGTAAAAGTTCATGTTATTCCTCCTAGCAGATCAAACGAGTATGGGGACGAGAGGCTTTGGGTAAGATCCAACTTTTCTAGCTTTGACGGAACAGTTCTGACTCCGGGTCATGAGAACTATTTTAACAACATACAAGACTTCAACAGAAGACAGGTGGCGGCAGCACCAGCCTTTTATGAAATAATTGGAGTGCCGTATGAGTTTAAGTTTGAAAAATTTTACTTCCAAAGAGAACGCAGAGAGGAAGATAGAGTCTATGAAAAGCTTAATCCAAACGGAGACAAGTATATCTTTGTTCATGATGATGTTTCTCGTGGATTTTCAGTAGATGTTGAAACGGATTATAAGATAATCAGAAATGATATGTCTGAAAATGTTTTTCACATGACAAAAGTATTTGAAAACGCCGAGGAGATACATTGTATGTCCAGTAGCATGTTTTGCCTAATAGACTGCATGGCTGCGTCTCCACTGTTAGAAACCAATCTAAATCAAATAAATAAATTCTTACACTGGAACGTAAGAAAGGTTTTCCTTGGTAATGGATATATGGGTGCGGATAATTGGAAGGTGCTAAGATGAAAATAGCTCTTTTTACAAACAAGAGTCAAGAGGCTCACATAGCCGCTGAAATAATACAACCCAAAGTGGTAGTAACAAATAAATACGACAAAAGGATAGATTTGTCGGAAATGGATCTTTTGGTATCATATTGTTATCGGTCTAAAATAGACGTATCTGTATTTTCTAAACCTAAGTACGGTGGAATAAACTTCCATCCGGCACCACTACCTAAATACAGGGGCTTTGCTGTTTATAACTTTGGAATACTCAACGAAGAAGAAAAGTGGGGAGTAACCGTACACTGCCTTGAAGATACGATTGACACGGGAGATATACTAGCCTCCGATACTTTCCATATAGATAAAACAAAAGAAACAGCTAAGTCGCTTAGAGACAAGAGTCATATATGTATGCTAAAAATGATGTCTAAAGTAATAAAAGACTTCAAAGATCTTTATTTGGCAAGAAAGCCCCAAAAAGGACAGGGCGGATATTACTCTAAGTATATGATGGACATGGCTAGGCGAGTAAGAGACGAAGACGATCCAAGTACTGTCAATAAAAAAATACGTGCCTTTTGGAATCCTCCTCATGACGGTGCGTTTATTGTCAAGAATGGACAGATTTTAACACTGGTAAACAAAGAAGTTATAAAACAGTTATAAGGAGCTAGATATGGCTGATACGTTGGGTGGCTTGATAGACAAGCTGATCACCATCGACATGAAGATGTGGACAAACCAAGAATTTCTCTACGAGGTTCGACGAATATCATTTGAGGAGTTTAAAGAAAGATTCATTGCCACAGAACAACAACAAAGGGATCTATTCGATTCTGTCAAGAAGTGCTGCGACTTAAACTATCAACGAAACGTATTGATTGATGAGGTTGATGAAAAAATCGTTGAGATAGTTGAGGCGGCAACCAGCGGAGAAGAACTAGATAGCGGAAAATTTATTCAGAGAAAACATAAGACATATTAGAGATGATACCTGTTTATAAGCCAACAATAGGCACTCTCGAAAAAGAGTATGTTAATGATTGTCTAGATAGCTCTTGGATTTCATCTAAGGGTAAATACGTTAAGCTTTTTGAGAACGCATTTAGTGAGGCAACGGAAGTTTCATATGCGACTAGCGTTTGCAATGGCACTGTGGCATTACATTTAGCACTACTAGCACTAGGCGTAGGAGAGGGCGATGAGGTTATTGTTCCAACTTTCACCTACATAGCCTCGGTCAACTGTATTAAGTATGTCGGAGCAACTCCTGTCTTTGTAGACTGCCTAGAAGATACTTGGCAGCTAGATCCAGAGGACGTTAAGAGAAAAATAACCCCTAAGACAAAAGCCATAATTGCAGTACATCTATACGGACATCCAGCCGAGATGAAAGATATAGCTTCACTAGCAAGGGAAAATGATATATTTGTTGTTGAGGATTGTGCGGAAGCATTTGGTTCTTTATACGAAGGTAAGCATGTTGGGGGATTTGGCGACATTGCAACCTACAGTTTCTTTGGCAATAAAACAATAACGTGCGGCGAAGGGGGTATGGTTGTGACAAACAACGAAACACTCTACGATAGGTGCAAAAGTATCAAGTGCCAAGGTTTGGCCACGCATAGACAGTACTGGCATGATGTTGTTGGATATAACTACAGGATGACAAACGTTTGTGCCGCTATTGGTTATGGCCAGCTACAGCGGATGCAAGAAACGCTATCTAGAAAGAGGCGGATAGCAGAGATATACATCGACAGTCTCAAGGGTACAAATATATCGTATCATAAGGAGAAAACCAATGTCTATCATAGCTATTGGATGTTTAGTGTGATTATGGACATAAACGAAAAGCAGAGAGATTTGGTAAGACAGCATCTACATAACAAAGGAGTAGAGACTCGTCCGTTGTTTTATCCTGTTCACACGATGCCCATGTATTCTGGAAAATACGAGATGCATAGAGTATCTGAGGAGATACACAGAAAGGGATTCAATGTACCAAGCTACCCAGAAATGACAGATGATGAGGTGCTGTATGTCGCCAATAGCATAAAGGATATAGGAGATCCAAAATGTCTGGAATCTCTATAATAACCTCGATGTTACGTTCTGAGACTTTTATCGACGGACTAATCCAAAATGTAACCGAGATGCAAAGATTCGATGACTGTGAGTGGATAGTGATAGACGTTAACCCTTCCGAGGAAACATATGAAGGAAAAAGAGTACAGCAAGCGGCAGAAAAACATTTCAATATAAAATACTTTAAGTTAAGGTTTGATCCCAAGGGCGGCGTATACGGTGTCTGGAACCTTGCAATAAAAAGCATGGCCCAAAAAGAGTATATAACCAACTGGAACTGTGACGATAGAAGATATAAGGACTCTTTCGCAAAGCAAATAGATATCTTAGACAACGAGCCTGACGTAGATCTACTTTATAATGATCATTACTGGCACGAGGCTCCGAACGCATCACAAGAGAACATACGACAAACAAAACACGAATTAATGGAGCATCCTGAGTTTTCAATAGAAAGTATATGTCTGAGTAATCTGCCACACAATGATCCAGTATGGAGAAAGTCTTTGCATGATAAATTTGGGGTCTTTGATACGAATACCATAACCGTAGCTGACTGGAACTTCTGGGTAAAGTGTGCTATCGGGGGTGCTGTGTTTAAGAAGGTTCATGACATCAGGGGAATATATTACAATAATCCAGAGGGGATATCTACGGGAAAACGTAAACTAAGAGAGAGAAAACTCGAAGTGGCTAGAGCAAAAGAAAGACACAAACAGACACTAAACAATTTCTATCAAGGAAAAACAGAATGATGAACATAGCGGCTTCGGTCAAAGATCTATCGGTATCTCAAAGTTCTTTTTATCTAATAAAAGAATTTAACAAGTGCCTTAGCAATACGGATCTATCAATGTCGGTTTTTTTTGAAAGACCGGCAATACCGCCAATACAAACGTGTTTCGCCTGCAAAAGTGTATCTTTTCTGTCGTCCTATCAGGGTGTTGTTATAGCTACATCTCTTGAGGCGGCAGATCAGGCACTCAAAGCATCTAATTCAAGCTCAAGATACTTATATATGTGGGACTTAGAATGGCTAGAAACTCCCATGTATTTTGATGCGGCGATGCGTATCTTAAGGGACGAAAGATTAAAAATAATAGCAAGAAGTAGTTCGCACGCACAGCTTATAGAAGAGTTTTGCAACAAGAAGACCGTAGGAATTGTATCTGATTGGGACATGCGAGAAATACAGAAACTAATAGGGGACAAACATGAAAAACATAGATGAATCATATGTAGTAAAAAAATACGCCGAGGGACAGAGTACTATCTCTTTAGCAAAAGAACTTAATACCTATCCCAAAAAGATAGAGAGAATACTAAAGAAAAATGGTCACGCTTTAAGAAGCAGATCTGAATCTCAGTCACTGGCGATCAAGAACGGAAGAGCAAAGCATCCAACCAAGGGACAAAAAAGAACCGAGGAAGAAAAGCTAAAAATAAGCATGGGTGTTGAAAAGGCTTGGCAAGAGATGTCGGACGAATCCAGAGCCAAATTTTGTGAATCCGCCAAACAAAGATGGGACAAAATGGATCCACAGAAAAAAAGAGAGATGCAGGAAAAGGCGGGCAGAGCACTGAGGCTAGCTTGCCTAGAAGGATCGAAGCAGGAAAAGTTTTTAAAACAAAAACTTGAAGAACTTGGGTACGAAGTTCAGATGCATAAAAAGGGATTAATTGAGGGAAATTTTGAAATTGACTTGCTTTTACCAGAGCTAAATACTATAATAGAAGTAGATGGGCCTCAGCATTTCTTGCCTCTGTTTGGAGAAGAGAAGCTTGCGGAGACGATCAAACTAGACAGCGTTAAAAACGGGCTCCTTATATCTAAGGGGTTCTGTGTGATTAGGATCAAGTATTTGTGCAGAAATATGAACCAAAGCGTAGAAAGAAAATTGTGGGAACTGGTTTCAAAACAGGTGGAAAAAGTACAGGACAAGTTTCCTCCTAAAACCAAAAGATTTATTGAACTGGAGATTAAATAATGGGAAAAGAGTTGGACTTATTCGATGTTGATAGCATCAAGGAAGGAATTAAAGAAGACGAAGCCACAGAAGTTTCTGAGAACCTAATGCCCGCATATGGCTCCGAAAAATGGAACGAGTATGTAATGGGCAAGTTTGAGGACAGGGAGCTTATCGACGGTAATCCGGTATGTGCTGGATTACGAAGAGTGGCAGAAGAGGTCTTAGGAACGATTATTGTCAGTAGACCATCTCAAGTATTTCCAGCTACAGATCCGGACGGACCGGGAAGAGCAACGGTAGTATTCGAGGTTGTTATTGACTGGATGGACTCAGGTCAACTCAGAACGTTTTCTGATGTGGCCGACGTTTGGCACGGAAACACAGATGACTTGTTCTGTGCTCACCCCGTAGCCACTGCTAGTACTAGAGCAGAAGGACGTGCCCTAAGAAAGGCACTCAAAGTTAAATGTTTGGCAGCAGAGGAACTAGCCAAAAAGGACATCGCTTCCATAGTTAGGCAAACAGTACAAAAGCCTACAGATGGCGAGTGGAAGGAAGAGGACGCTATTAGCACACCACAGGTGAATTTTGTTGATGCTAAATGTAAGCAATTAGACATCAACGTTATGTCATTTGTGAATTCTGGAGCAGATTCTTATGATTCGATTACAGAGGTAAGCAAAAAGACCGCGTCTAAAATGTTAGGAGTTTTAAATGAATACCAAAATAAATCTAAGGATATCCCAGAAGAGATAACGGGGTATGATTCCAACTGGAGGTAAAAATGAAAGTAACTTATCAAGAAGGCAAACTATCCGTCCAACTAGAATGTGATAGTCAAAAAGAACTCTTCACACAGCTAGCTCA